TTTTAGGTGGGAACTAAATTAAGGCTTATAGGATCGCTTGGTAAGGCTGTGTTAGCCGGATGCTTACACTTAACTTAACTTAACTTAACTTAACTTAACTTAACTTAACTTAACTTAACTTAACTTAACGTAACGTAAGTGAAGCAAATAAAATCACAGTATAGAGTTGTAACTCTATAAATCTTTAATTTTGGAATCTTGGGGTTATAAATTTAAAATTAATAATTTCAATAAGTTGAATTTTTATTAATAACTATTTGATTTTAAATTTGTTGACAATATTTTTTTTAGAACTATTATTAAAAAAGGTGTCTAAAAATCTGAAATATCATTCAAAAGGAGTTCTTGGTGAAAAACTATACAGTTGCTGTAAAGATTACAGAATCTAAGTCTTTCTTTAAAAAAGATATTTATGAGGCTGCACTTTTTGATAAACCGAATATTAATGCTACTGGTTCCAGTTATGACGAGGTGATTAGGAAGGTATATGAGAAGACGCTTGAGTATTTTGATTTTCTAAGTGACCAAGGTCTTGATATTCCTGAGCCGACTGAAATTAATTCAGTAACATTTAAAAAACGTGATAAAGATGTTTTTTTTCATGTCATAACAATTGATACATCAATCTATGCGGAAAAGACTGAAAAGATTAACGTTACAATTCCCATATCTTTAACACGAAAAATTGATGACTTTCTAAAAGATAAAGTACATAACTCAAATCTTTTCTCCTCTAGATCAGATTACATAACCAAATCTTGCCAAAGATATTTACCCTATGCGAATTATCTTGCCTCGCTCTACAATAATGAAGATTTAATAATTGCTCACAGATATCACGAAAGTAATACCACGAGAAATTGTCTTAATTTGCTCGACTATTTGAAGCTACCTAATTGTCAAGAAGTAATCTTATTTGCGACTTATCGTACACCTACTGATGGGTTTAGTAGAGATGACGGGCCTGAAACTAATTTGCCCCTCATGGGAGCAATTGCGAAAGTCCAATTACCAGGATTAAACGAGATTTATATTATTTTTGATGGACTTTTCCTAACCGCGCAAAGGAAGCCGCGCTACAATGAAGTAAAAGATGTGCTGGATACAGCTTTGGAAACAGATAAAACATCATTTATTCAATTATCAGTTCCATTTACTTCACAGTTAGATCCTGTGGAAGCAGTCAAAATATTAAGTGAATTTCCTAGACAGAAATTAACTAAGGAAACTCGACCTACTTTTTTTAATTTATTAAGTAATCTAACAGAAGAACAATATGTAAATTTTTAACCACAAAAAAGCCTCGCAGTCCGTGGAAAGAAAACGAGGCCTGTCATTGCATAGGAGCAACAACATGCGTACTTTAACACAAATTAATGTACCTTTTCATAGTGCTGATTTAGTAATTATTGAATTCAACAATCAGCCATTTACTGCCATGCGCCCAATTGTTGAAGGAATGGGCCTCACATGGCAATCACAATATGAAAAGTTAAAACAAAGATTTAGTTCAGTTATCACTGAAATAGTGACAACTGGAAAAGATGGTAAACAGTACAATATGGTTTGTTTACCTGTTCGTAAGCTTTTTGGATGGTTAATGACTATAAGTCCAAACAAGGTTAATCCCGAAATTCGAGATACTGTGATCATGTACCAGCAAGAGTGCGACGATGTGCTGTGGGAATACTGGACTAAAGGGCAAGCAATAAACCAACGCTTAACCATTTCTCCAGAACAACAAAATGCACTGCACGAGATAGTTGATCGCCGTGCAGGGAGGGATCGAAGCTTAAGAGCTTCAATGTGGATTCGTCATAATCGCCACTTTGGAATTGCTAAATATAGCCAATTGCTTTCAATCCATTTTGATGAGGCGAAGCAGTATCTTGAGCTCTTGCCGTTACAAGAGCTAGTTCCAGCTGAAACAGATATACTTAAACGTTTAGAAAAGTTTGTAGATAATCTCGCTGCTCGTTATCCAGCATTAGAAAACCCTCTTGCTTATGACATTGCACAGCAATTAGGTGAGGAGCTAAAGTATCAATCTCCAAAAGGACCTAAAAACTTTTGGATATCGATTCAAGAAAGCGGAGCAGTTTCTGTACAGCAATATTCACTACACCACACACCAGTTAATGTTGTGCAATTGCGTGAACGCTTTAATCAATTGTGGGATTTTCTTCATAAAGATGAGGTGCTTGAACTTGGGAAGGTTTTAAAACGCTTTCCTTTCGAACCTGTGAATCGATAAGGGCTTATCAAAATATAAAGATGTCTAAATAGGACTCCCCTAATAAAAAGCCAGCTATTAGCTGGCTTTTTAAGTTTACTTACAAATATAAAATTCTTAATTTAATTGATATTTCCAATGTAATTGATCATATAGTTCTTGAAAAATATTATTCATAAATGCATAATTCGCGCGCGTTTTAAGGATTATGTTAATGACAACAACAGCTTATGATACTCATTTCATGGCTTCCGACATAGCCTTTACAGTAAATCGTACAGAAGTTACTCTAAATATTCCTTTTAGGAAAGTGAAACGTTTGGGCGATATTGTATTTGGTATGGCTGGATGTTTATTTTGTATGAGAGATTTTAGCGAGGCCCTTATTGATTTTATCTTACAAAATAAAACACAATTTGAGCTTCCGAGATCTATACTTGAAAAAACAAATAGTGATTTTATTGCACTAATCTATTTAAGTGGTTCTTGCCTTAAAGTTTCTAAAATGGTAAATGACACTGAGTTTACAATAGAAAACATTACTAATGTTCCTACTGTAATTGGATCGGGGAGTTTTCATACTCAGCATATTATTCATGATTGTCCTAATGCGATAGCTGTTGTCCTAGAAGCTATTAAATACGATCAATATACTGCAGGGGAAGTAAAATATTGCAGTATTAAACGAGAAGAAGTTCATAATTTGGAAGCGCCTATCATGTCTACAACTCTTAATAATCAAATACAAATGTTGCAAACAGAGATTGCTGAAACAAATCATCTTGTTGGAAATGGCAACACATATCACGCTAACACTGAAACATATCACCATGGTGAACCTGTCAAAATTTCTACTGAATTAGGTTTACAAATGTTTCAACATAGTTTAACGAACGTCCGAAATAAATTAACTTCTAATTAATTTCAAATAAAAGCCTGCAAATGCAGGTTTTTATTTATAAACAAAATGAAATTTAATGGAACTTATGTAATTTCTAGAAAAAATTTAATTACAAGATAACCTCATTAATATGAGGTTATTTTTCATGGGCAGTCTTAATCTTGCAGCTGTAACAGCTACTACTCCATACATTAAAAAGATCCAATCGGCTTTAGAAAAAGCAACAGGCCAAACGATTGTTACACCAGAATTTCGCAAAATTAAGCGTGTTGCTGGTGTTAGCGTTTTACCAGTTGCATTTTTCTTTTCAGGTGGCGCTACGCTAACACTTTATGTTCGTGCTTTAGCAGATGTGGTCAAGGCCGAACTGAACGACAAAGTAATTGTGCTATCAGGAGATTTTAGTGATGACTATAAGCCAACATTTGAAAACGCCGTGAGTTGTGTAGCTAAACTTATCCGTGAAGCACAATCAAAGATTCAAGAACAAAATAAACGGGATAAAGTCAGTTTGCCGCCGCGCCGTACTTCTGTAGATCAGAAAATTAAAGAAGTACAAGAACAAGAACAAAAGCTAGATGAAGATTTAGCAAAACAAACCGCTCAGCGTGACCAACTGAAGGAACAAATTGAACATGCTAAGCAACAACTTGGTATAAGTTTGGAGGCTGGTCAATCCGAGTTGGGAAAGCCTGAATTTGATAGTGCGAGTCCAATCAAATCAGTTACAGCAAATATCACACGTGGTAAAGCTGCAATGAACAAAGCCATTATGGAAAAAACCACAGTGCATAGAGCTATGTATCGTAATGATCTAGGCTGGGTGGATTTTGAGTATGGCAGTGATAAACAGGGCATTAAGCATATTATCAAGCGCCGTATGGAAAGTGATGGCATGACATATGATGAAGTTGTGCATATGCTTGTGGATACTATTGTGCAAACAATCGCTCAAGGTAGTACACAACGGCGTACAGAACGTGGATTATCTACAAGAATAAATATTGTATTTAATTCGCATGAAGCGTCATTGATTAAGCGAGAAGGTAGTAATGCATGGCTGCTTACAGCTTTTGAAGTGCATTAAAAAAGCCCGGTAGTTAGAGATGGGTTGCGACATCTTCTAACCTACACTTATGACCCTATACGTTCTCGTGTCATAAGTGGAGCGGGCTTTGTATATATAATAATCCATGCATTTCTTAATTTCAAATATGGAACCATTCACGCTTACATATATACAAAAGCAATACCCTTAATACAGTTCTTATTAAGGGTGTTTTTATGCAAATTCAAATCGGTATTGATATTGTCTTAATTCTTGCATTTTTAGCTTATCTTTCCGTTGTTACTGGATGGAATAGCAAGAATAAAGCTGCGTATATTAAACAATTCCGTCATGTGCCTATAAGCCTCTTATTTAAAGAAATCAGATATATGTATTTCATAAGTATGGCATGTGTATTGATCACTATTATTCTTGTTGATTGGCGAATCTATAACGTTGCTTCATATTTTGATGCATTAAGCGTTTCATTATGGATATTCATAATCTATTTCACCATTTTTTCAACTTATCAGATTGGCACCGCAATACTAGTAAAGCTTTTGATGATTTTCAGTAATAGAGCAACTTCTTAATGATCACATCTAAAACAATTTTAGACATGGTTGAGTACTGGCTTAATCATCCGGTCAATGGGAAGTATGGTTCTGACTTTGGTGCACCTCTTTATGATTTGCTAATGGCACCTTTAGACTCGAGGGTGGCAGATAGTTTTCTTATTAAGATGAAAAAGGATCTACCAATATTATCTGAGCTTAACTCTGACCAATTAGCCCTGTATTCACAAACCGAAGGATTTGAGACGGTTCATATTCATTTAAGCATCATGAATGTGAATATAGATCTTAACCAAGTAGCAGACCGATTGGGTAAATCAGTAACAGGTGAGACATATGACATTAACGCAAGCTGATTTTGAAGCCCAGCTCCAAGCAGCGATAGATGATTATGAGATTCAGGAACGCTATAAAGCTCAAGATCCACTTGTCGTTCACCAGCTGCGTTCTATGGCTAGTTTTTTGACTGCATTTGGTCCAGAAATCGATATTGCTTCAATTGAACCATTTACCAAAACACGTGACCGCTCAATTATTGCGGATGCTACAAATAAAGGCATTTTGCCTATAGGTACACCGTGTCAGCACTTAATAGAAATTATCAACCGGTCAACAAATGCTGTGAGCTTAAGTCAAGGGCGAATGATTGAGGACCATAGCGGCGGTAGAGTATGGCGGTTGCTTCAATCAATTACTGTTAAAGCTGGTGAGACGGCGGAAGTAATAGCAGAACAAAGTGAATACCGTGAAATTAAATATGTTGTACCAGTTACTGAAGGGTTCCATAAATATCGAATAGACCTTTTAGAGGACCTTTCACTTGCAAATATTTCGGTTAAGCAGGGCAATAATAACTATGTAATTAAGCCGCGCTGGATGAATGTTGAACCAGGTGAATATGCTGTAACTGTTACTACAGATAATCTAAGAAGATTGTTTATTGAGTTTGGCGATTCTGAGAGAGCTGGTCGTACTCTGCAAGCCAATGAAACGGTAATAATTGGAATTCTTGAGACATACGGGGAAGTTGATGTTAATCGTTTAAAAGATGCGGCCTTACTTGATGTACTTACTAATGATGAACAGCGGGTATCAGTGCGTTTTAAAGCTGGTGGACTGATTAGAGAGGGCGTAGATCCGTTAGCTGTATCAGAATTACGTTTATTATCAAGCTATCCATCACTTTACGATGAAGATGCGGTATTTCTCGGCAACTTTGACTATGCAGTCCGTAAAAAATTTATGAAACGGGCACAGTTTATTTCTGTCTGGAATGAAACGTTGCAAGAGCAACACTTTGCCATTACATACCGCGACATAAATCATTTAAATCTTGTGGTGGTTGCCAAGAACCCAGCTGAACAAGCAACGTTAGAACAAGATATCTGTCGGTATATTGGTTATTGCGATAACTTGTATGAAGGTAAAGTGAATGTACATGAAGTTGTAGAAAAGCCAATTGAAGTAAAAATTAAAGGCTCTTTGGCTTCTGTACATAACACAGATATGGTTAAGACACAGATCAAAGAATTACTTGTAGAACGTTACGGGCGTGAATCATTGAGCTCAAGTCGTTGGTTGGTTAATGGCTTTAATACGCAAGAAATGGGGAAGCTGATTAATGACAATATTGTGGCTTTCCAAGACCGGATGAGTGACTTTACCATTATGCTTTCAAATGAGTTGAATAAGCCTAATGAGTGGGTGTATGTGACAAAAGACAGCATTACTGTTGAGTTGGAACGCACCGCTGATATTTCGGGGGCTACATGGACCCTATAAGCTTTACTCGGCCTATCGATGAACAATATGTGAGTACGGGCTTGCAAACCGCACTTGCTAAAGCATTTAAACAAGTATTTGCACAAAACTTTGAACAGTCCATACAAGATTTATTGGATTACGGTTGTCCTCATATCGGTAGTAAAACAGTTGTAGAACGGTTCTCTAAACAAAACGGACTTGTTGTATTACGCCGAAATAACACCTCTGACACGTTAATGCGAATTATCTATGCCAATTGGAGCAGCATGGGTAATAAAAGAGGATTAGCGTTTTTAGAGTTTGTTTTACGAATGTTGTGGGGGAAAGATCATTTTCAGATTATCCGGCTATGGCATAGCTTGGAAAAGCTAAAAGAATATCCAGCCTATTTGTCTGATTTTGAAAAGCCAAATTACTTCTTAACAAGTCGGATTAGAATTGTTTTAGATAAAACTGTTGATGCAAATGAAGTGGTAGAGCTGTCACCGATATTACGCCGTTTAGTACCAGCCAATATTGTCGTTAAAGTTCACTCAATGGCATTTGATAGAGATTTAGGCACCACAAGCTTTGCAGCGGCAATAGCAGCTAAGCCTTATGCAGTCTATAACTTCCTTTAATTCAATTGGAACTGTTGAGTTAGCGCTCAAATACAAAATGATTTCATAGTCCTGTTCATTAGTTCAGGACTTTTTTATATGCAACAAGCTCAAGACAATGTTTTAGTAGGAATCGCAGAACCTATCAATGGTCAGGGAGAAAACTTATTAATTGATCATTTCTTAGGATATGCTAGCCATGAATTAGAACCACAAGAAATTGATAAAGTTATTAAAGGGGAAGTGGTTGAAGGCATTACGGAATATGCTCAGGGCCATTACTATAAGATTTCAGCAAATCCTGAAAACCAAAATGCAAAAGATTTTGAAATCAGTATTCATTTTCAAGATGGCCCAATTCCAGAACATGGGGTGAATGGGGTTACTAGTGAAGCATTGTTAAAAGTACTTATTCACCGTACTAAAACCTTGGATGAAAAATTTCCGAGTGAGTTCAACAAACAAGCCATTATTTATATGGAAAGTGCGCTAGAAGAATTTAATAAACGTACAGCTGAGCGCCGTGCTCGTGGTGTTGAAGGCACTCTTGTTAAGTAATTGGGTGAAGTATGCGATTAAAAATCTTTTGTAGAAAACGTGCTTGTTCTCAATTAATTGACTTATCTCAAATGGATTGTTTGCAAGTCTCCGAAAGTGAACATCGAGGAGGCATGATCCATGAGCGCTTTTATGATGTTTTTATTTCTCTTAAAAGTGGGTACATCTTTGATGCAACCATTGAAGATAAACAGCATGACAAGCTATTGGAATTAATTGAGTTTGATCAAAAGATTTGATTTGGAACTGATTAAATTTCAACTATAGAACAACTGAAACAATAGCCTCAATCACAGCATTGGGGCTTTTTTATGGCTAGCAAAAATAGAAAGACAAAAGTTCTATCTTACAACTTACATGACCGATGCCGTAAATTTACCGGTGTTGATCGAAGTAATGTCGATGTAGATGCAATGGTCAACTTGATCAACAGTGACCATGTACAAGAAATGGTTGCTACTAATTCATTACAAGGTTTTTACGGTCATCAAATTCGACAGCGCTATGGTATGGTGCCGCCTGAAACGGTGATCATTAAAGGTAAAGTTGTATATCTTTCACGGGCGTTTAAAACAATTGAATTACGTGCTTCAAAGGATGGAACAGTTGAACACCGAGAAGAGTTTTATGATAACGAGCCTGGTGAGATCGCATTACAAGATTATAAAGCCCAAGCGGGTGGTTTTAGCACATCAGTCAATTACAAGAATGTCGGTGGCCGTTTAATTCCAACGGGTTTTTTTGGTTTTGATTTCGTTGCACAACCAAATTATGCAAGTAATGTAGGGGATGGTCAGTTATTTGATGGATTATTTGTTCCTGAAGAGCCAGAAGGTGTTGTTTCTTGCTTTGATAGCGCAACAGATATTTCACAGTTATCACAGCCCGAAATTATTATTGCCCAATTACTTGAAGATCAAATTTTACAGACATACGACAATATCAATAGTCAGCTGCATCTATTAACCGAGTTAGGAAATGCTCAAGGATTAGTGGGTGAATTATCAGAAAAATTTGATAAACAGAAACGCCTGCAACAACTTAGAGAAGAACGCAAAAAAGAACTCTATACGGGTATGGTAAATCCTGTGAAGAGTTTTGATTCAGTACAACAACAAGCTGAACAAATCATTCAAAGTTTGGACAATCCAAACGTAAAAGAGAAACCTAAAAAGCCGAAAAAGTCTTTTGGCAGTATCTTTAGTGTATGGGGGTAAAAATGAATTACCCCAACGATTCGCTTAAATGCATCCAAAACGCTTGGTATAAGCAGCTTGTCAATTTTCGTGCTTGGTATATGCCTGAGACACAATTAACGGCAGACTGGAAGTTGAGAGCCATTGGTAACGCTATAAAAGCATGTCCGTCACGGATGATGGACGATTCAGAAGCAATGCTTTCTGAATATAGAAAAAGCCAGAAGCATGAGGAAGAATCCAAAGTGCTTTTACCTGTAATGCTTACTGCAACAGCGTTAACTGACCAACCCCCTGATGTAAATCAATTATTACCAGTGCCTGATTTTATTGAAACGGTCATTGATGAGAAACGGGTGAAGGTTCGTCTGGTGCCGACAACTGTACGTGCTCAAATCGCTTTCTTTGCCACCAATCCCAATGATCTGCGTTCAGTCATTGGGCAATTTTGCGCGTACATGTCTAGCAATGATAACCGTCGTTTTAATGTGCCATTTCAGCAATGGAATGATCATGTATTTAATTCAACATTCACTGTTTTTGAAAATGAACTTTTTCCATCACCAGTCCCAAGCGAAGCAATCAATCTTTCTATCTCAACTGTAGATATTCAGCTCGTGGGTTATACACCTAACGTCATCGGTTTCGGTGGTCCATTCGACCAAAACACAGGTAATGGCTATGAACCTGACGGCTCAGCAACGGAACAGCCCGCAATCAACGACAAAGTTGTAGTGCAAGCTGATCAGTACACATCACTCGATCACCAGCGTGTGAAGGGTGATAGAGAAACAGGTGAAATTACAGTTGAGCGTATAGATGACTGACTTAATCGATAAGGCACAAGAAAGTGCTGATTATTTATTGCAGCAAGAAATTGCAAAGCGATGCCGTTTTGAAGGCGAATCTGAAAAAGAATGTATTGAATGTGGTGAAGAGATACCAGAGCGCCGCCGTGCACTTGGTGGGGTTAAATTCTGCATTGAATGTCAAACCAAGATAGAACGTAAACGGCGCTAAGGATACATGTAATGTCTGGAATTATTCGTATAGACAGCCGTGTTGCTGGGTTTTCTGATCAACCAATTCGTCTCATTGGTGCCGCATTTGCGGATACTGGTGAACTTGTTATTCAAAAAACTGCCGTTTATTCAAATTTACCTGTACCAAGTGATTTAAGAGATCAAACGGTTGTTGTTACTGATTCACCTGACCAAGTACAGAATTGGCAATTAAGTTTCAATGCTAAAGAGCACTTAGAAGAAGTGATTTCAATTTACCAAGCTCGTTTCAGAGCAAAGTTAATTGAAATTGAGCCGAAGCTGAACCAGTACAATCCTAAGAACGTACTTGAAATCCGTAAGGTCGATAAAAACGGCCTTCAGCAAGAATTTGATAGCAGCAGCTTAAACAACGGCCACATTGCAATCCTGTTAGCAGTTTGGGCTAGTACAAAAATTGCTAAAGGCTTTTCAATTACTGAAGGGAATCAGTTTGAAGAAGATGCAGTAGATCCAACAATGCTTCCTTTTTCAATCTTTTAATTAATGGTGTTTTTACGGTATGGCTTTGGCACCATTAAAAGAAATTCCCGAATGGTGGGAACTTTGTGAGCGTTATCGATACGACATCTATGCTTTCGCCGTAGAAGCATTAGGTGTCGAACCCACATGGCAACAAGAATTACTTTTTGAATCTATTGCATTTGATGGTAGCCGTACTTCAGTTGCGTCAGGTCACGGTTGCTTTGGAAAAGGGACTTTAATCAAATTAGCCAATGGGGACTTCATCCCAGTTGAGCGTATTAATTTAAATCATAAGATTCTCGCTGCAGATGGTAAGACAGAACTAGATGTAATTAAAACAGTAACCGGTTATCAGGAAATGTACCGGTTTGAGTATGAGAACGGTAAATCTCATACATTCAATAAATCACATATCCTTTGCTTAATCTCTTTATACGATGGTAATGGTTGGTCGAAGGGCGACAAGATTGAATTGCTTGTTTCTCAATATATGAACCTAAAACCTGAAAGTAGGGAACAGTTTGCATCTTATAGGCTTATAGATGGGGAACATAAGCCTTTAAAAATTACATCGGTTACTGAGCTAGGTGAAGGTAAATATTACGGTTTTGTACTCGATCCAGATCCATTTTTCTTGGGTGAAGATGACTTAGTACTTCATAACACTGGTAAAACGGCCAGTGCCGGTATTGTTGCCTTATGGCATCTCTTGTTTTTTGATGAATCCATCATGATGTTTACTGCTCCGCAGATTGGGCAGTTAAAGAAACAAGTGTGGAAAGAAATCAGTATCAATCTAGCACGATTGAAGCAAGGGCCTTTGGCTTGGCTTGCTGATTATGTTGGGTACCAATCTGAACTTGTATACATCAAAGGCTACAAAGAAAAATGGTATGTCTTTGCGAAGACAGCACCAAAACATCAACCTACAAACTTAGCAGGTAACCACGGCGATAACTACATGGTCTGGGTCGATGAGGCCAGTGGTGTAGATGATGCCGTACTTGATGTAGCATTTGGTGCCTTAACGCACGAAGACAACCGTGCAGTAATGACCTCTCAGCCTACCCGTAACGCGGGGATGTTCTATGAAACTCATCATAAGTTAAGTCATCGAGCAGGTGGGGTATGGATTGCTCTCACATTTAATGGTGAAGAGTCACCACTAGTTAGTAAGCAGTCCTTAGAAGAACAACGGCAAAAATACGGAAGCAGAGAAGATGCCCAGTATAAGATTCGTGTTCTAGGTGAATTCCCAGACTTATCAGACGAGTTCTTAATTACCAAGCGTCAAACTGAAGAAATGTATGTTGGCGCCAGTATTTTTGATGACCATCAATTCGGCTATGTCATTACGGTTGACGTTGGTGGTGGTGTCGGCCGTGACGATTCAGTAATTGTTGTTTCTAAAGTTTGGGGTGAATCGCAATGGGGAGAGCGCGCACGCCGTGTAGAAGTTGTAGATATTCCATTATGCAAAAACAGAGATGATATCTTAGAACTATTTGCAAAGATTAATGAGCTACTTTTACAGTACCCAAATGCTAACTTAGTTGTAGATGATAACGGGGCGGGTAAAGGTTTAGGCCAATACCTTAAAAAGCAAGGTATTTTCTACGTTCCTGTTTATTGGGGCTCACAATGTTTTAGTAATGACAATAGAAAAGAGTTTACAAATAAAAGGTCATTAGCTTATGTTGGCTTAGCTCGAGCAATCGCAAGTGGCCGTTTTAAAATAAAAACGAAGAAACACAATGTGAAAATTAAAGATCAGTTAATCCACGTTCCATACCGTTTTGATGACTTTGCTCGTTATAAAATCTTAAGCAAAGACGAAATGAAACGGATGGGAATTAAATCACCGGATATTGGTGATGCTTTTGCCTTCTTATTCTTAGAAAACGTTCATTACACTGAAGCTTACGAAACTGTAAATGTCACTGACGATACACCAGAAGGCCGTGAACAAGCTGAACGTAAGTCAAGATTCAGTGCTTTAAGAGAAGCTGCCGAAAAAGAAAATGATTAGTTTTGTGGAACTGCCCCCCACCGAACCTTTTTGCCGTAACTACCATAGATCAATAAATCATATGGGTGGGTTATGGCTATTAATTTCTTTTTAACTGACGCAGGTCGGAATGCATTAAATAAAGCAGGCGATGTTGCTAGCTTTGGTGGGGAGCTTACTCATCTTGCTGTTGGTACCGGCAAATTTGATGCATCAGTTGAAGCGAAAAACCTAACTTCTCTTAAAAATGAATTAGCCAGATTTTCGCTTAATGGTGGTGGTGTAGACACAGAAACTGGAACTTTGCGTTTTGTGATGAGTATTGAGCCAACTTTAACAATGGAAGTGTTTGAGTTAGGTATATATCTATCAGATGGCACTTTACTTGCAGTGGCGTCAACTACAGAAGTTCAATCAATCATGTCACTGCATGCAAACGTGGTTGCTATCGTTACTTTTGGATTTGTTTTAACTGACGTTAATTTAAAAAATGTAACTATAAAAATTGATCCAAATACTCCAATTGCAGTGATGTTGATGAACCAGCATAGTGCAGATGAAGATCCACACCCACAATACGGCGCGTTAATTCGTAAGCTCATGACTGAACATAATCAGCATGAGGATCCGCACCCCCAATATGCATTTGAAAAAGATGTAAAAGCCAAAGACGATGATTTACAACAACAGATTGATGATCTAGATCTTAGTTCCAAAAATTTGTTACAGCAGTTAATCGATTTCAAGAAAAACTTAGATGCTCAATATCCAAAATTAATTGGAGCAGGTGTAAATATTGGTAGCTCAGCCACAGTTGAACTAGGTGGCAAAGTTACTGATTTACGTGATTCAAAGTATGCAATCTATTTAACACCAGAAAGCCCACATGAAGCATGGAAGCTTACCCGTGCTGAAAAGGGTTTTTCATATGAAGTTTGGGACCGCTCAGGTCAAAACCGGATAGGGTATTCAGGTACTGTGAATTGGTCCGTTGTTCAGGTAGCTGCAGAAACACTAAACGATGGAAACGGCGATTACACAGTCCCAGGTGTTTATATCATTCCAATTCAACCGAAAGAACAAAAAGAATTCATTTTGGTTGGTGCTGGTGGTGCTGGTGGTGGCAGTGTCTGGGAGTTAGGAGCATTGGCACATGGGACCAGTGGAACAGATACACGCTTACGTTTAAATGAACTTGATTTGGCGGTTGTTGGCGGCGGTAAAGGCGGTACCAGTGGTCAGTGGTCGAATGGTAGTGCTTTCTCAAATGGTGCTGGTGGTTTAGCAGGTGTAATCACTGTGACATCAAACATAACCGAAATTTCACGCAAGCTTGGTAACGCTGGTACAGCTGCAAACCAAACAAACCACAAAGGCGGCGCATCAGTAAGTCCAGTATCAAACTGGGGTGCTGGTGGTGATGGTGCTAATGGTGTAGGTGATGATGGCTGGGCACTTGGTGGTGGTGGTGCAAGTGGTGGTTTACTCATTTGCCGATATGTGAATTCAACCGAAAAAACTCAGTATATGACTTTAGTTGTTGGTGAACCTGGTGTTGCAACCGAAAGTAATGGTAACACTGGTAAAGCAGGTACTGGTGGCTTTGCTCGTGTAAGTACTGTTAAAGCTTAAATAGGTAAAACAGTATGAGAAATGATTATCGAAATGCTATTAGAGACTTAATTCACCGGAATCTTCAACAAAATAATATTCAGAATCTGATTGTTTGGGAAATCAAAGACGATGAATCTCAAGATCCATCACTGTTGAGTTTGAAATTATATGGTTCAAGAAACCATATTGATGCAGTACTTGTGGCGTGTGGTGTGAACGGCGTTTGGGAAAAGTTACCTCTTCATAAGGTGGCTTTTCCAAGGCTTGTTGATCTTTTAAGACTTCAAAAAGAATACTTGCAGGATAATTAAAATGTCAGCATTCAAGCCAGATGATTTACGCCGTGCCCAGCTGCAATTAAACCAGTCTTTGCAAAATGGTGGAGTTCGTAGAGATCAACAGAGCCGCCAGCGTGCAGATAGAGAACAGCGGGCATTTGCAGAAAAAGAAATTGAATATGATGATTGGGGACGAAAGATCCCTAAACCTATGTTCTTGCGACCACAAGATATTGCCCAAGGGGAAAAATATGATGTCGAAAGAGTACTTTTTACAACATTAGGTCAGCGAAATGGAGAAGTACCACGGCGTATTACCCGTGATGATATCTTGGCATTTCAGGAAAACATTCAACTATTAAAAGATCAGTATAGTAAGGGTATTACCCCTCAAAACATCATTAATTTAAGCCGACAAGACGATATTGATCGGGCAAATGAGCAAATCTATTTGGCGGTTCCAGTAAGCAGAAAAGCTGGTTTAGTTCACTTGCTTACTAATGCCGGACCAAATAGTAAAGTTTTAAATCATCACGTTGAGATTGAGTTTTCTAACTTTAAATCTGTTGTTTTTGATATCGATAAACAGGCATTAAACACCGTCAAAAACCGCTTGGCTAAAGGCAAAATCAAATTTCAGTGTGATTGCGAACGTCATACGTTCTGGTACCGCTATATGGCAACTATTGGCGGCTATAATTTAGGACGTGATGAGGGCGGCTTTCCGAAAATACGTAACCCGCATTTATCCGGTGTGGCTTGTAAACATGTATTGCGCGTTGTTAAGTGGATTAGTTCACCATCCGGGATTGCCTACCTTAAAAAGGAAGTAGAGAAAGACCGTAAGAAACAAGTAGGTGCACGGTATAAGCAAACAGATAAGCAAATACAGAATTCAATAAACGAGCAAGTAAAGGATTTGATGAATGGTTCTGTTAAGCCGATCAAAGCCAATATCCAAAAAGCAGAAAAAGAAATGATGCGTAGAGCTGATAAAGTTGCCAAAAAGCTCTTAGAACGCGAATTAAAAACCCTCAAACGTTTTGAAGTGGAAACTGTTAGAGCGAGTCAAATTGAAAGAATTCAAGCCTTACATAAATCAGGCGCAATCGACAATGACATGTTAAATGTCTTTATGAAGGGTTTAAGTCGAAATGCTAAATAGATCAGTAAATCAAGTTGCAAATGGACGCCATTTAGCAGCTAGACGTGTTGTGATGAATGCTCTAGCAAGTATTCCCGCGCAAATTTGGCGAAAAGAAGTCATTTTCAATAATCCGGCTGAAGATTCAAAACCTTTAGATCCTCTTTCTTTTGAAGCGAACACTTTATCGATTCAAGACGAACCCAACTACAAGTATGAATATAAGGGCGCTGCTTATGTTCATTTCGATAAATTTAATGGTGGTTATATTCAAAAGAACTTCTCAATGAATAACCCATCTGACTTGGTGCTAACCGCTCAAGTAGAGCCATTCAATGAAGAATTAGATGATGTTTTGGAAAGGATAATCAACATCCCTGACTTGATTCTTAAAGAAGGTGATCTTTTAGGTTTAATGATTTATGAAAATCTAATGTTGTGGTTTGAGATTGTAAATATTACTGGTTTTAGCCTCATGGCAGATTTTGGCAGTAAGTATGTTTTAAACCGTAGAGATGATTTGTTTATTTCACCTATAGGTGATGGAGAAACTAAATGAGCTATTTAATTTTCAATGAAAAAGGTAAAAAGACAGGCGACATTGAAATAGCTGAACAATGTACTTCTGCAATATTCAATTACCAGGTAATCGGGAACGGGGCAGAAGTAGAGTTTTTCGGAAGCAATATTCCATATGCAGATCCGCAAAACGATTCTCACTGGGTGTCTATTCTTACATTAACAGCTGCTGCGCCTGATACTGAACCGTTTAGACAGCATTGCTGGGATAAGCTCCGTTATAAAGTGAAAGCAGGTGATAATGTGGAGATTTATGTTTCAAGTGGTGTAAGCGGATAGCTATATAAATAAAGGGCTGAGATGGTCCTTTAGCTACATTTTCTTTGTCCTCAATTCTGGGGACTTTTTTATGTTTGGAACCGACCAGCTTTAGTAAAAATACGTCATGTCAGACTTTCTGCATCTTACATAGAAAGCCAAAGGCTGGTTTAAAATGACTGTGTTAACAGAAGAAATTCGTAAAAAGTATGATGCTCAACAACTAGCTACTGTTCAGTGCCGAAATTACTATTTCAAAAGTCCTGAAGAGCTTGAAAATGGGTTTGACAGTGCTCAAACAGCGGCAGAAGAGTATCCAGAAGTATTAAAAGCAATTTTTGATTCAATTGGCATCGAATATGCGCCAGAAGTTGATAAAGCTGTGATGTTTGGGGTATCACAATATCAATCACGTCATGGCGGTGAATTACCGCATCCTTCAATCATTGCAGCTGCATTAACTGCTGGTTTAAGTGGTGCGAAACAAGCAGCTGCTTTGCCTGCCGAAACCCTTAGCTATTACGATAGTATTAATGAATCTGGTTTTGATGATGTAAATCACCAGCATCATGAATCTGTAAGCATCGTTCCAGCAATTACAGTTGCTACTATCGCCAACGTTATCGCTTATGCAACACCTATCGTTGCTATGATTCCCAACTCAAATGGCTCAAATGAAGTACCGATTGTATCTATTCGCTTTATCACCAACCGTGATTTTGGTGCAATGAAGAAATCAGAATACTTAGATGGTGCAAATGCTTCTAAGCCTTATGTTGAAGGACGATTCCGTTTTGCATTGTCTAATGGTGGCGCAGGTACAACTTATACTGTGACTGCACGAACTGGTTATGAAGACTTCAAGGCTAAAACACCTGACGCCAAAGCGAGTTTATTGCCATTTATTGCGGGTAATGTATCTATCAAGATCAATGGTAAAGAAGTTGCGCATACTCGAAATCGCAGTAAATCAAAATTTTCAGGCAAGATTTCTGCTATTGCTGAGAAAGACGTAGTAGTAAACGGCGTTGAATATCGTGTTGTTGGTAGCGAAATTGATATTTCAGCTAGCAAAATTAGCGTGACATTAAATGAAGCATTACCAGCTGGTGCGAAAATTGAAGTTCATCTTGTGGCGGATTTTGATGCGCGTGATGGTAATGATAACTATCTATTAACCCCAGTAGGTGTTGATTTCGAACCTGAATATGAAACATTGATTGCGTCACCTATCATGGCACGGGTAACAGCTTCAACACTATTACAATCTCAGCTAACTAACGAACTTAAGCTTGGTTTTCTGGGTCAGGCTTTAGCAATTGTGCAAGGTAAAATCTTCTTAGAACAAACTGTACGTTTATTAGGTAAAGCAAAAGATTTAGCTGAATACTCCGCTCGTGAAGTTACTTTTGATGCTTCTCGTGGTGTGACTGGAAAATTAGCAGCTGCATTTAATACTTCAGGTGACTTGTTTGCGGAAGTAAATAAATTTATTGCAGCGGCCAAATTGGATATTAACCAACGTACTGGTGGCTCTACCGTAGCATTTGACTTATATGTTGGCGATACTGGGTCAGTATTCTTTAATCAACTGTCAAGCGACAAGATGCCAGTTAAAACCGGATACACTGCTGGTTACGGTCAAATTGTCCGTATTGGTACTCTTGCAGATGGTACTAACGTTTACCACGCACCGTCAGCACAAGAGCTTGTAGCTGAAGCAGATACAGCGTTTGATATGCTTTTAGTTGGTCGTGGTAATGAGCCAATTCGTGCGCCGTTCGTTGGCTTTATTCAAACGCCTCTTTCAGTTATTGAAACTCGACCAGATGCGCGTGAATCAGTACTTACTTTAATCGGTGCTCAAGCAGCCGAAATGAACCCGTTAGAACGTTATGCTGATCAAAGCTATGTCATCCACTGTATCAATATGCCATCCCTCAAAAATTCGTAAGTAAAACAGATAAGGGCGCATTTAGATGCGCCTTTTTACCCTATTTATTGAAAGGAAAATCTCATGGCTGCAGCAACACAAAACACTGACGAAACTTTAGCTTCAACTGACGAACAAGCGACTACTAAACCAAAAAACACACGTAATAAAACCAATAAAACTACAGAAACACAGAATACCCAAGCTGGTGATGAAAAAGCTTCAGACCAAGGTGATTTGTTAAATAGCCAAGGTCCTGAAGACGGCGCATCTCAAGATGAAGGTAATAAACCTACTGATTTGAAAAATGGCGATTCAGATAATGAAGAGTCCAATACTCAAGAAAATGGAAATCCAACTGAAACATCGAATGATTCTGTCAAACCTTCAAATGATCTAGATTCTAATGGTGGTAAGTCTGGTGATGATGTGGGGAATGAATCGGATCATGTCCTTAAAGAAACTGATACTTCTAAAGTTAATACTCCCATTACGGATTTGTTAACAGTATCAGGTGGGAGTAGCGTGGATCCGCTAGTTATTAAAATTACTAATAACGGATTTTCAACAGTTTTAGAACCGTTATCACGTGTTGCTATTGAGGCAGGTAAAACAGCAAGTATTACGTGTCATAACCAAACATTTAAACATCAAGTACTGGAAAACTTACGTCAGTTGAAGGGGCTTGGTAAGAATCTAACTGTTGAGTAACAAGATGACTATTTTCATTATTGATGGCACGAACCCAATTATGGATGCTGTAGGTGATCATCCTACTGAACGAAGTATTACACTTCAAAATAACGGTTTAAGTGACATTACCGAACCATTTACACAAGTTTTGGTACAAGCTGGTCAAAAGGTCACATTCACTTTGATCGGTGACGAAGCTCATAAACAATTGCTAGATAACCTAGATCAAATTAATGGCTTGAAAGGTAATGTACTTCAAATTGTACCTACTGAGGCAGAAGAGCCTACAGAACCTGCTAGCGGATTATAAAATTTAGGAAATGAAAAACCACTTTCGAGTGGTTTTTTTTACATTGGAACTAGCCAGAAAATCAAAAATGCCAACGGCTCAAAATACTTAAAACAAATAGCCTTGGGCGTGTAATGTAATGAATATACTTGCTCTATCAAGTACAGGTGAGCTATCCCTTGTTGCAGGGGCCAGCCCATCACTAAAACTGGAATTTGATACTCACAGTTATCTTGCAAATACAGAAATCAATGTGGCCTTTTTTGCGAAAGTAACTAGCCCACGCGGTCCTGCAGATATTTCTATGCGTTTGGAAATACGTGATGCGGTAACAGGTGATCAAATTGTTACTGTTCAGGGATTAGTAGATGGAGACATTGAAAATTCTGCTTCTATTGTCGCTGTAGCTGATGCGAAAGAATATTTCGAGCGATTTGATTTATCGTTAGGTATTGATGCGTTACAAGCAATTCTCAAATCTAATGCTTATAACGAATCAAATAGCTTAGGTCGTGCTTCAAAAACATTGGCATTGGAAGATGAATCGTTACCATCATTTAATCCAGATGAACTATATAAGATTCTGACGAGTCAATTAAGTACACCAGCATATCTGACTTTACCAAATCCTCATGATTTACCAATTTATGTTGCGGCACAACGTGCAGCTACAAAGTTACGTATTCCTTTGGATGCTGAAATCAACCCAACTTTTACAGCTGAGCAAGCAGCTCAATTTGCGACAAGTGTAGATGCACAATCACAGTTTGTTCAATTCATTTGGAGTCCGAACCTATGCCGTCCATCTGGTGCTGTCACACTAAGAGGGCGTAAGGTCCCAGCTTATTATTTGGGCCATTACATCGGCGATAAATTATTACGTAACGCAAAGTTAAATAAACAAGGCTTTGCGCCGTTAAAAAATGCAGTAGCTTGGAAAGATTATCCATTTACAGCAAAAAACTTAAGCCAGATGCCGAATATTGATCTTGAAGATGAACAGACTCAAGAAATGTTGGCAAAGGCTAAAGTAAATGTAGTTCGCCCAGTTAAGTTTGAAACTACATTATTCGTTTTAAGTGATGTATTAACCCAGTATCAAAGTAAAAATAGTGCATTGCGTTTAGTTCCTGCAGCTGAGATTGCGGCACGAGTTACGAATAAATGTATCGAAATCCTTAGAACTTACATGTTCCAAGCTACACCGGACTATATCAAAAAAGCTGGTGATGAAATTCAAGAGTTTTTAGAGGGTGCTTCTAGTGAAACAACCGGTTGGTTACAACCGGCTGAAGATCTAGGTGGTAAACCTTTTGAGTTCAGTTTAATACCTGACAAAGACTATCCATATGAGCGTGTACGACTCTATTTAGCCCATGGAGTTGTTGGTACAACTCGTGCCGCAATTTTTGATGACGACGTTTTAGTTAAATAATTTTAAGGATCTATCAAGATGAATCCATTTGGCCCAACTACAGAAAAACCTTTAGCTTTACGTGCTTTTGATTCAGCAGCGGAGAATATTTCTACCGTTGTAAGTAAGGTTTCAAGTACTGATCGAGAACAGCAATCTGTGATTGAACAAGTACGACAAATTGCTCTGAACATTCTATCTGATACGGTAGATACAATCAGTGAAGGTAAGCTTGAAGAAGGTGAACTGGGCGTTGATCATTTAGACGCATTAATTGTCGATGCATTAGATGGTGCAGATGATGAAGACGGTATCTATGAAAACGCTTTGATGGCGTCTCTTTCCGATGCTTTCTTAACATTTGGCGTTGACGCTACTGATATTGAAGAGATCTTTAGTGATGATACAGAAGTTGCTGATGCGGCGTTAGAAGCAGCAGCCAATACAGTTCTTGCTAATATGCCAGACGAAGGCCCTGAACTTGAAGAACTGGTTCGTGAGTTTATTTTCGGTGAAGCAGATGAAACTGAAGAAGGTTTCGATTCAATGGCTAAAAAAATTAAAGCTCGAAATGGAGCATTTAGCCAACGGAAAGTAAATGGGCGAAAAATTCACTACCGTGGTGTGCTGGCTATTCGTCAAGGTGTCAAAACCGTTGTGAATAAACGATTACCTGGTCAAAAGGTCCGTTTAACTGCAGCACAAAAAGCTGGTATGAAAAAAGCTCGACTTCATGCTTTTACTGCAAATGCAATCAACAAGCGTTTACGTTCATTCAAAAAAGGTAAACGCTTAGGTATTTACTAATTACTCATAGGTAAGGTCATTTTTGGCTTTACCTATAATCCATTTAATTAAGGAAATACTCATGAATACAACTCAAATCATAGGTGAAGCGCCTGGTATTCAATATCAGAAAAAAACTGATAAAACAGAAATAAAGACCAATCAATCATTAACTGACACAATTATTATTGGTCGTTTTATGCGTGGGCGTTTTGATGCACCGATGACAATACATAAGGGTAATATCCGTGGTGAACTTGGTTATGAACCAAATAATCCTGATTATCGTTGTGTCCAAGATGCGCTAGATCGGGGTGTACCTTCATTACAGGTTCTGCGAGTACCACCAAATATTGGATAAGTTCTAAAAAGAAAGCCAGCTGTATAGCTGGCTTTAATATAAGGGGAGTTCCAGTAGGAACGTCTTAATTTAATGATATGCCCTTTCAGTTCACAGGTTCAAAAGGAAAGCGTTTTAATACTTTGCCAAGCTCAAGTACTTCATCCTTATGAAGAAACTCCCATAGCCCATTAAACTTTTCGCGTAGTTGCACGACATTAATGGGCGTGTGGTGTAGAGAATATTGCTGTACTGAAAGAGCGCCGTTTTCCTGAATCGAAATCCAGAAGTTTTTCGGACCTTTGGGAGATTGATACTTTAGCTTCTCACCTACATGCTGTGCTATTTCATAAGCTAGCGGATTTTCTAATGCTGGATACCGTGCAGCGAGATTATCTACAAATTTTTCTAAACGTTTAAGTGTATCTGTTTCGGTTGGGCCTAGCTCATGAAGTGGTATTGTCTCAAGATACTGCTTCGCATCATCAAAATGGATTGAAAGCAATTGGCTATATTTAGCAATTCCAAAGTGGCGATTATGACGTATCCACATAGAGGCTCTTAAACTTCGATCTTTTCCTGCACGACGATCGACGATTGCATGTAAAGCATGCTGTTGTTCAGGTGAGATAGCTTTTCTATGATTGATTACTTGGCCTTTTGTCCAGTAATTCCATAAGACATCATCACATTCGTTTTGGTACATGATGACAGTGTCACGAAGTTCAGGTTTTACTTTGTTAGGACTGATGGTGGTGAGCCAAGCAAGAAGTTTTCTTAGTGGTAGACAAACCATTTCCTGTAAGTCGCCAAGAGTAGGTATAACGATTTTCGTTATACCCCATCGTTGAGGATTGGCATTCAGTTTTGCTAATTGAGACTGCCAAGCTAACCCCATACCCTCAACAATAGGCTTCATGGGTGTATATGGCTGACCATCATGTTCCACCAAGTACAACTCAGCATTGTGGAAAGGTACGGTGATTTGAGTTAAAGTAGTCATGTCTAATTTCCTCTTAGAGATTGGATATAACCCCTTGTTTACTTTGATCGGTACAAGGGGTTCTTTTTATCAAGACCATATCCTGTCCTGATGAGTTAAATATAACAACTATTAAATATAATAGCAATTACGAGTATTAATAAAATTATATTTAATAGCAATTGTTCTTGTGATACACTGAACTAAATATTTTTTGGTATATCGTGATGGTTGAAAAAAACAATGTCGCAACTTTGCGAGAGCAAGCTGGTATGACAGTTTATCAATTAGCTAAACAATGCGGATTTATATCAAATAATCATGTGCTTAATAGGTATATAAAAGATGCAGAAGCAGGAAAACACATCAGTGTTTATCGTGCCTTACTCATTTACACCGAACTAAAAAAAGCTGGTGTATGCGAGAAGTTTGAAGATGTCTTTTGGCTTGAATGTGATGATAAAGATATCGAAAACTAAAATATTTTTCTTGTGGAGTTGGAACTAACTAACTTCTAAGCTTTCCTCATTGTAAATAATGGCTTTATTCAATGAATAGGGTCATTATTATGTCCAAAGCTTTAGCTTATGCACCGGCAGTAAATACAGCTAGAACAAAGTTGCCCAGTACTGAATCAGATCCTTTCTATTTTAGGCACATTACAAGAAAATCAGTTATTATGAAAATCATAACAACTTGATTAACTATTTGTTTTAACTTAACAAACTGAGAAGCCCAATCTAAGCCAATGCCATCAACGATATGCTTCATGGGTGTGTATCGGGGTGTACCTTCAGTACAGGTTCTGCGAGTACCACCAAATATTGGATAAAAAGCTGATTTAAAAAGCTACCTTTTAGGGTGGCTTTTTTATTAAGACCTATTAAGTGGTTGTTAAACAGGTCTTGAAACAGATCTTCAAATTGTTTATATTGAGTTAACCCTGTAGCAAACTTAACTTTCTGAGGACGGTTCTAATCAATTGGCTACAAATTGATGTAGGACACATCAAATGAGAAACGTCATGAACCACATAATCCATAGTCGATTTGTGGCTAGTGTTTCTGAATTAAAAAAGAATCCTACAGCAGTTGTACAAAATGCTTTTGGCGAAGCAGTAGCTATTCTGAATAGAAATAATCCAGAATTCTACTGTGTTCCGGCAGCAATGTATGAACGCATGATGGATCTAATTGAAGATCAGGAACTAATTAAACTAGCCGAGCAAGTTGATACTGACGAAACTGTGAAGGTATCTATTAATGAGTTACGAGCTAGAGTTCTCAAAAACAGCTCTTAAAAAGTTTGACAAACTTAACCCACAAATCGCTGAGCAGTTTATTCGTAAGCTGGAAGCAATCCTAGATAACCCTAAGATACCGAAGAATAAGCTGAGAGGATCAGTTGATCTATATAAGATTAAACTGAAATCAGCAGGATACCGCCTTTTATATCAAGTCAAGGATGATGTAGTCGTAGTTCTTGTTCTTGATGTAGATAGGCGAGATGTTATCTATAAACAGATGTGATATAGCCCGCTTTTGCGGGTTTTTTATTAATATAAAGTCAGTTTTCTAAAATGGAACTGATTAAAAACCAATAGCAAAAACATCCTTAATCTTGTTGCATAAATCTGCATTTTGAGCATCAAAATTATGCAACAATCTAATCCGATTTTACTAAATCAGCTTAAACAAGATTACATTGCTCTACAGCAACTTGGTTCACCATTATTAGCGTGTCAGGGGATGTTTGTTCCTCGTGGCATGGAAGACCTTCGCTTCTTATTTAAAAGTTGCCCACGGCCAATTGTGAGTAATGAAGATCCAGCAGAAGTTCAATATGCGGGTGGATTTACTGGAATTGTTGCTGGTCCCCCGAAAACCCATTACACAGGCAACCTTCAAATCCTAGTAACTGAAGCAGGGCATGATCAACTATTAGCTGAATATGTCGTAGCTAGTGGTGGAATCATCCATGGTGATTATTACGATGGCCGTTTAGGTAGTTTTACCCGTTCTTATGCACTTGAAAACTGTGCTATACGCTTTGAGTCAGCTGAGTATGATTCAGATAGCCGATCTCAAGTTATGACAGTTTCTTGCCCAATCGACTATAACTACTTTGGTAGCTTCGCAAACATTGGTACCAACGGCAGTATTCAGCCGGGTAAAAAAGAAATTGATGGTACAGCTGAACTTGTGAATCGCGTTCAGCAGGTAATCAATACTGCTCAACAAGCTGTACGCAACTCAACGATTAATGCGACATCACGTACATTAGGCAATCTTTTCGGGTAATGGCTATGAAGTTATTACCTGAATCTGAAGGGTATGCTGTAGTTGCTGGTTCTATCCAGCAACTTTCAGAAGAACTCTATAAAGAATATCAATTATCGGGCTATTCAATTTTGCTTGATGATATCGTGAAAGCATTTTTAGATGAGGCAAAATATTATGCCGGATGGGCTGTTTTAGATTGTCAAACTAAAGCTACCACGAGTATTGAACTGAATGAAACTATCGAACTTAGCGGTGATGAGTACGTAATCATCCAACCTTTAGTAAAAGCTCACTGTGATCTTTTGCAAGCTAGATTGGTTGAAGCTACTCGTGGGCTCGGAGTCGAAAGTTATGGGCTATCTGTATCAGAAGCTCAACAGAACTATAATGAAAAGAAAGACGCTTTGCCTAAACTTGCGTTTTGTATGGCCCCAATGAGTTTTAATTTTAACTTGGGGAACCGTTAATGCAAATCACCATTGTATCTGCGGGTAAAATTATTCCAGCGTCTGAGCTGATTAGTGCAACTTTAAGAACTGATCTCGTACCTATTCCCGCATCTATTGAGTTCACAGTTCAATCTACTACTGAATTAGACTCCCTTTTAAAAGAAGGGGAGCTACTTACTGTAAATGACATATCTCATCCTTTCGAACTTATCAAAGTTACCCCTCTAAAAACTCAGACTATTAAACAAGATCGGCGAGTAGGTGGCATCTCATGTATTGGTATTTTGGCTGGTTGTAAAAGACTTATCGAATATTCAAAGCAAGCAATTATTAGTAATGAAACTTCTTTTAATTCAGTAATTCGAGCTTGTGGTGCAACGATCAGTCTGGGCAGTGATTTACCTTTGCCTAAATTTGTTTGTTTAAAGGGTAGTATGCCTACACAGCGCTTGGCTCATTATCTGCAACAAGAAGCAGCTGTAATTTGCTTTCAAAATAATAAAGTGTCTGCTCAAAAAATTGATTCTTTCTTCAAAAAGGAACCTATCACAAAACTAGATCCTAGCAGTGTCGTTTGGATATCAAGTAAACCTTTGGAACTGATGCAAAAATCATCTTTTGTCACAGTTGAGAATAACGGTTCAACGGTTGTTGGTGATGACTCAATAACCCCAGGCCACACTGTGACGCAAAGAGCTGGTTTAGATGCCCGACAAGTCAAAAACTTGGAAAAAGTTTTGATTATGCGTGGGACCATTATTAGACCACTAAATTTGAACTGGAATGCAGGCGATATATTTGAAATAGATAGTAAGAAGTATGTCGTTTTAACTGCTGCACATCATATAGATACAGGCGCAATCGGGGGATCAATGGGGACTTCATCAAAGTTCTGGATTGCTAATTTGTAGGTCAAATATATGAATGGTTTAAAACGTGCAAAGATTTTAAGTTACAACGCAAAAGGTCGTACTGCACAAGTACACATTCATGGTTTAACTGATGGCGCGAGTGAAGGAATTACAGCAACTTTTGCTTATCCAGTCGGCGATAGTGATTTAGATACAGAAATTCAAATTGTGGATGGGGAAGACGTCTATGTCTTCTTTGAAAATGGTAATGAAGAACGTCCAGTAATCCATAGTTATGTCAGTCACGGAGACGGCGCGATTGTAGGTGTGCGCCGTATTCGACAAGACAATATTGAATTTATCTCTAAAGAAAATTTAAAAGTAGATTCTGGCACAACCGTTTCGATCAAAACGCCGTTAATGAATGTACAAGCTAATACTCAACAAACTGGTAATAGCACATTAACGGGAAATAGCACTGTAGTGGGTAATACTTCAGTTGCGGGCAATAGTGCTGTAGCGGGTAGTATGGCAGTTGGCACAACGCTTACGGTTGCAGGTGTGCCTATTGACCCTAAAGCTATTGAGGGTGCATTTAAAGATGCTCTTAATAAATTAGAAAGTTTAAAGGAAGAGTTAAAAGAACAAGGCGAAAAAATTGATGAAACTAAAGATCAAGTAAGCCAAGAGATTGATGAAAAAATAAAGGAAGTAGAAGAATTAATAGAAAATATTAAAGATTCTGATGCTTTTAAATTGCTTGAAGAAGGAATGAAACATTTTGATGAGGAAGTTCAAAAGATTCATGAACAAGTTAAAGAAGTTAATCAGATCGCTCAAAATAAAGTCGATGAAGTTCGTGCTTATATAGATCAAGAAATAAATAATACTAAATTAATTGTAGATCAACATAATAATGAGGCTAATCTACGATTGGATGAAGCCAATCAACGTATCGATCAGTCTATTCAAGCTAATGAAGCATTGGTTGCTGATGCTCAACAACGTGCAATTCGTGCTGAGAAAGAACTCGATGATAAAATCGGTTTTATTAAAAGTGAAACAGATTCAATCATTGCTGATGTAAGAAGTGATTCAAATGAAATTCGGTTAGTCGCAGAAAACGCAAAAAAAATTGCGGATCAAGAAGTTCTGGACCGTAAAAAACAAGCAGCTGACACACTAAATGTTATTGATCAAACTAAGGCCGCCTTAAAACAAGACATTGATCAAAACTTAGTTAAAGCTGGTCAAATGATTGATGACGCTAAATTAGCATTAGGTGAAGAAACTAATACACTCATTAATCAAAAAATTGAACCGGTTGTAACCCAAACTGAAGCTGCAGTTAAAAAAGTAGATCAAATTGCAGCTCAGTATATTGATCTTGATAAGAAAGTTGATTCTGGTTTTCTAGCTGAAGCTGAAGCACGTGCAAATGATAAAGAGGCTTTAACTCAAAGTTTTGAGCTTAAGTTTGCTGAAATGCAAAACGAATTCGGTAAGTCAAACGCTCTAATTTCAGAAGATATAAAAACTCTAGCAGCTCAAGATAAAGCGTTTACTGAGCAAATTAGCACCGCACAATCACAAATTGGTGACAACAAAACTGCTATTAACAAAGTCGAACGTACTGTAAGTGATTTGAATCAATCTATTGCTGAGAAAACCTCACAAATTGAATCTACTCTTAAAAACTCACAAGAACAAATAGAAGGTAATGCCGCAAACATCGAAAAAGTAGAATCTTCAGTGAAACTTGTTGATGAGAAGGTTGTTTCAGAAGCAAAAAAACTTGAAGATCTAAAAACTGACTTTAATTCGAATAAAACTAAAACAGAGTCGGATATAGCAACAATTACTCAATCAGTTTCTGATGGTGATAAAGCCTTATCTTTACGTATCGACCAAACGAAAGCAGCTTTGGAAGAAGCTGATCGGAAATCTAATGCAAATATTTTAGAAGTTACTGAGTCACTTACCGAGTTGGAACAGTCTACTGCTTCAAAATTTAGTGAACTTGATACAAGTATCTCTAAAGAAAACTTAAAGGTACAAGGGCAAATTACTGATGTTCAAAAAAGTGTTTCGACCTTAGAAAGTAATACAAATACAAGCATAAATGGCCTTTCATCATCACTTAAAACTACTGATGATCTTGCAAAACTGGCTTTTGATAATGCAGCAGAAGCGCAGCAAACAGGAACAACGGCGGTAAAAGCTACCGAAGCCCTTTCTCAAAATTTATTAAGTCTAAAATCTCAAACTCAAGTAACTTCTGGGGTACGTGCAGTCGTCACAACAAAAGGTATTGATGACTGGACACGTTGGCGTACCACTGCAGAAGCGAAAGTAATTCAAGATTCTGATGCACTAGGTGGTTATATTCTTGAGCTTGGGAATAATGCTGATAATGATGAAACATGGGTTCATTGGAATGAGTTTGTAAAGATTAACCCAGATACACTTTATCGGGTACGTGCTCGCTTCCGCCGTGTAGCAGGGGAATCTGGAACTATTTACCTTGGGGTTGCATGTAAAAATGCAGACCAAAGTAAATACGTAACGACTACAAACTCCCTTGCAGGTGATATGGGATCTTCTAACTACTTATTGTCGGCCGTTAAGCCTAATTTAGGTGAGTGGCAAGAAGTAGTTCTATACATGAAAGGTAAGTCTACTGGGGCGGCAACTGGTTTAGGGACAATTGATAATCCACGTACTTTCCCAGCACAAGCTGAATATTATGCCCCAATGTTTACTGCAAACTACAATTTCCAGACAGGAATTTGTCAGCTTAATTACATTATTGTTGAAGATAACAACTCTTTAGCTTCTGCAAATGATGCAACAGCAACTGCAAATGATTTATTCAAAACAGCAACTAACAGAACAGAAGCTGAAGCTGAAAGAACCAGTAAGCTTGAATCAAGAATGCAGAATGCTGAAACAGGTATTCAGAGCAACGCTCAAGCATTATTGAAAACAGCTACAAAGAGTGATCTTGATAGCGCCATGGGGCGTGTGGCGACTGATATTACAGCTGCAGTGAATAACATTAAGATTGGTGGTGTAAACGCCGTAGCTAATTCAGAAGCGCCTCGAACATCCACAGCAGCAACAAGCCGTGAATACTTAATGTATGAACGTAGCAAAGAGTTGAAAGCTTTTTATGACGAAAACTTAGATAAGCCGGTTACCATTTCATTTGAAGTGAGTGTACCTGTTGCCGGTTCGGTTCAGGTTTACTCATCTAATGGTTCTGCCCACTTTTTCGCAACTTCAGTTACAGTAACTAAAGCAAATGAATTTCAAAAATTTGCAGTGACGGTTTTTCCTAAATTAAACACTGGCAGTTCAACTGAATCTACAATTGAGTTTTACGGTACATATGGCACGGGGCGAATTCCTACAATTCAAAAATTACAGATCGAAGCTGGTAATAAAGCTACAGCGTGGAGCCCAAGCCCACGGGATACTCAAAGTTCATTAAATGCTAATGCGGAAGCGATTAAAGTTACTCAAGCTGAAGTGAAGAAGCATGGTGATACTTTATCGTCTCAAAGTTTAGATATTTCAAAACTTAGAAATGATCTAACAATAACCAACACCGAAGTAAGTAAAAAAGCCTCAACTGAAGCATTACAAACCACAAATTCTCAAGTATCTGAACAAGCTGGACTGATTAAAGCTGTTACAGAACAGGCGAATACTTTATCTGCAAATCTTAAAAAGTCCGCACCGGCTGGTACGAACTTGTTGATTAACTCTAATGTAGTTGGAAACTACGATGGCATTTCATATCCTCATTTACGCTATAAGCTTGGTGAAGACTGGGAAGTAGGAGCAAAGTACACTCTTCTTTGGTGTGCAGAGCATACACGTGGTGCTGGTGACACTAACTCAAATTTAGCTGTATATGCTGGTGGAGGAAGTCAGTTTTTACAGCAGGTTATTAACACTTCAGGTAAGGTAATAAGCAAAATTACTTTTACGAAGACTTCAGCTGGTACCGCCAAAGAAGTTAACTTTTATATGCTTAGCAGACCAACTGCAGACAAGCAAAGTGTTGGTACTGTGTATTGGGCTGTATTGGTTAAAGGTGAATTCATAACTACAGATAATTGGATTGCAAGTCCTTACGACTTCAATGCAGCATTCGATCAAGTATCAGCAAATTTAAATGAATTTAAACAAACGTATGTTACTGAAAGTACTGCTTTAGCTAAAAAAACTCAAAACTTAGAATCAACAATTAATGATCCTGTAAATGGTTTGGCAGCACAGGCTAAACAAATTTCAGACCGGATGACTAAATCTGATGTTGATAGCGCAATATCAACTACAACCGAAGCTTTGAAAACAAGTATCGGTGGAAAGGCTTTTGACAACATTGTGGTCGGGGGGAATGTCGAAAAAAGCAAAACGGGTGGTTATGTACAAATATCATATCCCTTAGCAAAAAGTTTAAATGCACCTGGTATTACTGTTACCGTCAGAGCAAAAGTTACCTTTGATAATGGAGGGAACAATGCAGCCAATTTGCGTATATATATTGGCGGAGCTAATGTATTTAATGCAGATGCGCCTATTTTTTCAGCTAGTAAAGACATTTTCGAATTTACCTTAACTACAATTGCTAGAACAGACTCAACGGTTGTTAATTTTGCTTGTTTTCCAAATTCGTCAGCAAATGCTAATGCCACTACTACAGTGCATTGGGTAGAAGTTTTTGAGGGTAATAATAAAGCGTTAAATGATAAGGTAAGTACTTCAACTCTAATTAAGGATTACTCTTCTAAAGCAGATACTGCTCAAGCAATAACTTCTGCAACTGAAACCCTTGAAGCTAAATTTCGTCAAAAATTTGGTGATCTATGGACTAACAGTTCAGCAACTCTTGATAGTACTCGTTATACAAAAACTGAGACTAATCAAGCGATTGCAGAGGAAAGTAAAATCATCAAAGCCGCTATTTCAACTAGTGGTGGTGATAATATTATTAAAAATGGTGATTTCTCAAGCCCTTTAGGCACCTTAAATTGGCGTCAAAATTCTGCTGTGGCAGGTAATCTACTTGAAGTTTATAAAGATTCAAAAGGTGCTACTTGGGGGCACTTTAAATCTACTGATACAACTACATACTTTAAAGGGTTTATTGAAACTCTGACATTGGCAGATGGTTTAGAGATGAATCAGAAGTACACATTGTCATTTAAAGCAATGTCGTTGACAGCTGCACAGACTCAAATTTTATTAATTATACACCGTCGAGATTCATCAGGTAGTAACAACCAAATTGGTACTACATGGAATAACATTTCGACTGATAAAGAAACATTATGTACTTATACCTTTGATACAAATATTATTAATTTACAGCATATTAACTTAATTTTATATTCGCAAGTAGGTTTTGCTCCTGACTTTTTAATTAGAGAAGTGCAACTTGAAAAAGGTGAGTTAGCCACTGGTTTTAGAAAAAATCCTCGTGAACTAATTAAGGATCTTGAAGCTAATGCTTCTGCAATTGAGGGTACTAAAGCGGATGTTCAAAAAAACGGTGAGAAGATTACTTCACTTGCAGAGAATTATGCGACTTTAAAATCTACTGTAGACAATAATAAAACTGCTGTAGATGGTAAGTTTCAGGAAATTAATTCAACTATTAGTGATAATCAACAGAACACCACACAGTCTATTAATAACTTGGAATCAAGTTATAAACAATTAAATCAGGACCTTGGTCAAGTTTTCAATTACCGTGTTTATTCATGTGGCTGGAATGGCTTTTTCACAGGGATTAAAAACTTAAAGGGTGAAATCAAATCAGTAGCTTCAGCTCGTGGTTTTTCAGTACATGTTTTAGCAGCTGATGGTTCTATTGCTTCTTCAACTAGATATGATACTTATGCAGCTGTAGCAAATGCTACGGCAATGAGTAACGCTATTGCTGCGATTCCAAATGACACCTTTGTTATCGTTACAAACTACGACAGTATTGGGGTAAACCTAGCACCAGTTAAGAATGCACTAATTTCATTAGGTGCCAATCCATTCACACTTGATCAAATAACGGGTCGGGATGCATACATTTTAGTTGGTCAGAAGGGGATTGGTTCAGGTCGTGGTATAGAATTGCATGCAACACCAGATACTGGACCAAATGGGGCTAAGCAAATCATGCTTGCAGTCCAAGTAGTTAGTGGTATCCCGATTGGTCTGGCAAACAATAGTGGAAACTTACAAAAAGTATTGGAAAACCACGCACAAATTCTTCAAGAAAAAATTACAAGATCTGATGCGAAAGAAGTATTTGCTGAGGAAATTAAAGTTTTTAAAGCACAACTTGATACTTTACGTTACTCAGAAGAGAACTGGATTTTACTTGGTGATGATACTAAAAATTTAAGTATTTCTACTGGTACAAACCGAACTGTAGCTGTTTGGGAACTGCAATATAAACACAAGGAAATTCCAATTGATAAAGGTGATCCGATTGTTGCAAGAATCAAATATACGGCGACAGCTGGTTTAGTCGGAGCTACATGTCTTATTCAATTTCATGGTGCTACATATGGGGTGGGATTACCAGCTTTTACTGTAGCTGCAAGTGGTGAAATAGAACTAACAGGCATTTTCCCATCAGATTTAAAAGCCTCTGCTTATGAAGCTATTCCATTAGGTTTACGTTTTGATAATGCTCCTTCGGGTGGAACTATTACTATCACTAATATGTTTATTAGCCGTGGTAATTCAGCACCTAATTTTAAAGGAGGTTTTAGATCCTCTCTTAAACAAAATGCTCAATTTGTTGAAGATACTTTTATCAAGGCTGATGTAAACAAGGGAGTTATAACTCAGCAAATTCAACAATATGATGCAACTGTACCTGGTGGCTTATCCTCTGTAGTGAAAACAACAAAAGCTACAGCTGACCAAACTTCAAAAGATCTAGCTACACTTAGAAATACAGAAATTTCGCAGCTTCAAACAAGTACAAATAATCTTGGCTCGGCATTAGAAAACACAACAATGCTAGCGATGATGATTACTAATGGAAAATTGTTGCAGGGAGACGTAAATTTCAAGAAAGGTAACAATGGTGTATCTGTTTATAACAATGCCGGAAATGGGAACGTGACAGTTACTCGAGTCGCGAAAAGTTCTGATAACCCAACTACCTCAACCCATGAAATTGAAATTAAAACCACTGGCGCTGCCAACCCAACGTGGGGTGGATTTTTCCAACTTGTTTATGGCCGTGCAAATGCTGTTTTTGTCATCAAATATTTAATTAAGCTACCAGTTGGATATAAGTTGGTGAATGCTGGTAACGCAATGGGGACAGGGGCAATTGATCGATTCATTGGCAATACTGAGGGTACAGGCAAATTCGAAACATATATTCGAATGATTAAATGCGGTGCGGTAGGTACTTTCTCAAACGCAGGACATGTTTATGTAGCGGGTGGACCAGCCCCAACACCTGAAAGCCCTCTAATCTGGACTTTAGCTCAAATTGAATGTTATGACGTAACTGACTATGCATCTGCAGATCCTAATTTACAAGATTTCGTTTCCACAGCTAACGAGTCATTAGGGACATTAACTAATTTTAAGGAGACATGGGCAAGTAAGCTTACTGAAATGTCTTCTAAATTGGATAGAACTAATAGTGCATATATTCTTAATTCTGACCTCACAAATACAAATATTGAAAGAGCAATTGCTGCATCGTCAAATCAGTTAAAGTCGGAATATATTGATCCATTACAGAAAAATACTGAAAGCTTAAAAGAAAATATTTTAACGAATGTTGACTTATCAGGTTTGAATCCAGATATTTACTATCCTGTTATCTTTCAGTTGGCTACCGGTAAGCAAAAGTATGATTTTAAAGTATTTTGTACTTTAGGCGGCCAAAATAATAGTAATGTGCCTTGGGCTACACATGGTACACGCTCTTTCGGTCTTAATTGTGAATGGAGTGTTACCGCCAATGGATGGGGTACTCAAGCAGAAAATAGAATTATTGATAAGTTCTCTTTTAGCTGGACTGCACAATCACCTTTAATAAATATTAAGCAAATGCCTAACTCTTCAATTGAAACTGTCTTTTTACGGGGTGGGGCGAGATATGATATTTCACACTATAAAACGATTACACCACTTATTAAAACTGAGTCTTTCACAGCTTTGGGACAATCTATTGAACCAATTCAATATAATTCGTCACTTGTACCAGTACCAATTTTTGCAGAAATTGTAAAAGCTCAAGACACAGCTGCTGCAGCATCTAGAACAGTTGCTGACATACAAAGAGATTATGTGACTTCTTCAAAATTGAATGAGGCAGTTGCTTCATCCAATGAACGATTATCAGCCCTCTATTCAGCAAATAGCCAAACCATTATGGCGTCTGCTTTGCAAACTTTTGAGAAAGATTGGATTATTAGAACGCCTAGCGGCTCAAGAATAGGTATGCGTTTAATTGAAGATCAAACTTGTCGTGGTGGTTATGCATTACGAATGGGAGATAATTCTGGCAACGATGAAATCTGGCTAAACTGGTTCTCTACCTTACCAATTGATGATAATAAGATGTACCGGATTAAATACCGCTACAGAAGGGTGTCAGGTGCTGGTGTCGTTTATGTGGGGGCCACCTGTTTTAATGCCGCAAAATCTGCATTTATTACAGATGCGAATTACATAAATGGAGATATTGGCTCAAGTCATTATGTGGTTGGAGGCGCTGCACCTGCATTGGGTTCTTGGGTTACTGGTGTTGCGTATTTCAAGGGTAGGTCTGCTGGTGCAAGTAGTGGTGCTGGAACACTTACTAATCCAAAAACATTCGCAAATAAAGCAGCTTTCTTTACTCCTGTTTTTATCGGCAATTATGCAGCTCAAGCAGGCGAAGTAGATCTAGATTACATTGATATTGAAGATGCAGACAATATTGCTGAATTTGAGAGTTTTAAAACTACATATACCACGGATGTAGGAGCTTACGCTGGTTCACTTCAAACTCTCACTTCAGTATATGGGCCAAATGCAATTAATCTTAAGTCTCAAGTTGATTTGATCAACGGGATGAAAGGTAAATACGTAATGGGAATGGATAACAACGGTGTTTTCTCTGGTTTATCCATGGTAAGTGAACAAAATAATGGAACTGTCCAAACTTCTATAGGTTTCCAAGCTGATAGAATTTTCTTCACAACAGGTTCTTCTTCTACTAAATACATGCCGTTCATAGTCCAAGACAATCAAGTCATTATGAATAGTGATGTTTTTATTAAGAATCTAACAGCTGCAAACTTTAAAGCAAAATCACTAACTGCTGAAGTATTAAATGTTGATAGTTTGAGTTCCATCACTGGTAATTTCGGAACATTTATTTCAGTCGCTCCAGATGGAAGTAAACAAATTATTTCTGGTGGATCTACACAGATTTTCTACCCAAATGGAAATCTAGCAATGAGGATTGGTATTAAGTAATGAAAGTATTCCAAAAACTTTCGTTATATGGAGTTACATATGACTGCGGGATTACAAGTTTATAATATTAACGGCGAGCTTGTATTCGATTCAACGGTTCACACTGTAATCTCAAGAATCAAAATATCTACTAGATCATTTACTAAAGTCAGTGGAAGCAACTTTGCATATGAGACTTCTATATCAGATATAACTAATGCAAACATGAGAGATTATTTTTTTAAAGTAATTTCTCATACATATTATTCGGTTGAATCTTGTTGGATTGATGAGGTGACTGGGAAACTTAAAATTAATTTGTCAAATCCATCAAGCGCAACTTCAATTGATTTTGTAGTTAAAGTTTATAGGTGCTAAATGAGTGTTGTTATTGAAATTTATGATCAAAATCAACAACTTCTTTTAGGTAATAATACAATGGTGTTAACTATTGGTCTTAAAGAGTTAGCAGGTGGTTATGGTACTTCCGGTTATGAAGTTTGGGACAATTTTGGTGGTGCATATGATCCTCAAACATTAAGAGGAAATAACTATGAAGATACTAATTTTATATCTCGTACTCAAAAATTAAATTTTGATTCCGAAGCTTGGTTTATGCCTAAAGATGGGAGCAAAGTATATTCATTAGGTGAAGGATCATTTGCAGTATGTGGTTCAAATCAGTTCAATATTGCTTATATGAAAGATGACTACCCAACTTCAACTGATCAGTATTTGAGTATTTATGATCCTAATGGGAATTTGTTATGGTCAGTTGGGGCTTTATTAAACTGTCCAATAATTTTAGAAAAAATAAACTTAAAGAATCAAAATCAGATAATTATAGATTTAACAAAATATGGAAAAGATGTTAATAAACTTTATTTAAGTTGTACGATGGTTGGATCAGTTTCATATGGAGAATATGGTTTAGCTGGAGTAACAGGTATCGCCACTAAAAGGGTGGGTAATACCGTGTATGTGGGGTATTACCACCAGTCTGGAGGTTCCGGAGTTTGGGGGGATACTTTAAAATTACCTTATTATTTATATGTAGCCTATATTCCTTAGCACCATTCTTGACTTTCACGCCCTTCATGCCAATTACCTTCATAGCAATGTCTTATTTCATGTGCTAAGCATTGAGGGTATTTTCTTAAATATATGACACAAGTATCACCAGTAATATCCGCATAAGCTAGTATTTTGGGATTACCTCCATTTAGTTTTCTAATTTCAATATGTGAAATAGTTCGTTCAGGAAATGGAATAACTCTATTATGCTCAATAAATGTAGAGCAGCCACTTAAGAAAACAAACAATATTATCAAGTATTTCATGGGAATAATTTTACCAAAAATAAAATCACAAAAACAATACTGAAATTTAATGAATAAAAAAAAGCGTTCTTAATGAACGCTTTTTTAAAATTTAAGCTGGTTGCTCAGTTACAGGAACTTCTTCTACTAATGTGTAATTAACCGCAACGGAACCAGTCTCCAAATCCCAGCCTAGGTTTAATGTTTTGAAAGCAGGACGATTATTATATCGTTGACTATTTACAATATCTTTTGTCTTTTGAGCTAATTCAATATCTAAATCAGTGAAGACTTTTACATCAGCCATGAGCGAATCCTCTGAACAGTAAAATAAGTTTGTTCAGATAGAATTGCATGCTGGATATTTATTAAATCTGTTTGGTTCCAATTCACTTTGGAACCCATCTAAAAGTAAAAAAATAGCAGCCTTCAAAATACATAATTATTTAGGTATTTTGGCTTCGTTATGTCTTCTCGGTTCTTATCGTTGTTACTCGGTGAAAATGTTAATTCATATGATCAGCAATTCGATACGTCTAATCAGGATGCAACAGCACAGCTATATGAAACTATGGCTCCGTTTTCACTTGGGACTAACCAAACCAAAGCCAATAAGAAGCGTACTCGGAAAGAAATTCTTACTAAATGGGAGAGAATGTTACGCTTTGCACCTATTGCAGAGGGTATGGGTATACATGTTTCTGCAGCCTTAGGCGGAGATTCTTATAGCGGTCAACAAGTATTTATTACTCCAGCAGAACGTTTGAAAAAGGCCAGTGGACCAGCAGCTGAAAAACTAAAAAAACAACTGGATGAGCGCCGTGTAAAAATGGAAAAGCTTATCAATAAGTATTTAAGCAAACTTGCCCGAGATGCTATTTCTTTCGGTGATTCCTATGCACGTATTTATGGGAAAAAAGATAAAGGTGTAATTGACCTCGTATGTAATGAGTATACATATCCGCCATTAATACAGCCTTTCGAACAAGGCAGTAAGACTGTCGCCTTTTTTTGTTTAGATCCTCGCAATTGGCAAAAAACTATTACCAAACTGAATACTATTCAAATGGTACGTTTCAAAATGCCCCGTATGAGCAATATTGCTCAATATGAGCTTGTTGAAACTGGTCTTGTCACGAAAATGTTGGAGGGTGATGATCCAGATGAGCTACCAATCTTACCCGCGCATTTAGGCGGCTCATTTCTTTATGAGATTGAAGATATTTATGATGATGTAATCCTCGCTTTGGCATCTATGAATAGCCAGCAAATCGCAGATACCGTAAATCAGATGTTCTTGACAGTAAATATGTCAGGAATGCCGCCAGCCCAACGTCAAGCCTATATCCGTGGTTTAGAAGGTTTACTGAAAAATCATGAGGCTTATGTCCGTGATGCTTTATCAGGTGGTGAAGCAGTCTGGAATACTGCTTTTCACATGCTTCCGGTATTTGATGAAAAACAAGTTCTAAATCCAGTAGGTGATATCAAGAATCAACGAAGCTCACCTATTAATATTGAACAGTTCATGATTAATGTCCGTTTGTTAATGGGCGGTATAGGTCTAGACCCAAGTATGGTAGGGTGGGCTGACATGTTAACTGGTGGTATTGGAGAAGGTGGAGCATTCCATACTTCTGCACAAATCATGCGTAGGTCACAAGACATTCGAACAGCAGCTTCCGAAGGGATTAATCAAATTCTTCACTTGGATTGGGGTTTTGCTTATAACGAACAATTTGAGCCTGAAGATTACCCTTGGCAAGTTGAATATTATTCAAACCAAACTGCAGCAGCTACGGAAGAAATCAACAATGCTCAATCAAGAATGAATACAACATTACTTAAAACACAAGTAATCGCATCATTGAAAGAATCAAATTTAGATGTAGATATTATGGCGTACATTCTTGAGCGCGATACAGGTATGAAATATGAGGAAGCATTAACATTAGCTGAAAGTATTGCTAAGAGCCGTAAATTTCCAGAGGATGAAGAATAATGGCTTTTTTTGAATACGAAACACAGAATAAAACTATAAATAACAGTTTTGGAAACGTTTTAAATCCGTTTAAAGATCGTTTTGCTAAAAATCCTGTCTTATGGTCTGGTCTAACAGTGGATCGAGCTGTTTCCCATTATCAGGAACTTTACGCATTAGGAACACTTTCAGCTGCACATTTTGGAATTGAAATTCGCCCGTACCGTGCAAACAGTAAAATTGCTCAAGCAATTATTCCAATTTTTGATCCTTCAAACAAAGTTGCTTGGTTAGCCAATAATGTAGATGTATCACTACTAGATGCCCAAACCGATGCAGTGCATGTGGGGCATTTTCAACTCAACCATGTAACTGGTAATGCTTCAAATGAGTTGAGCATTTCATTTATTGAGACTAAAGAAGCAGCTATTGCGAATAGTGCTAAAGCTATAAAAGAAATAATGTTTAATAAGGATGGTACTCAGCCGCCACCAATTGAATACTTAATGAGATTAAAAATATATGCTTTTGATAAAGCTGCAAGAAATCAAAACCAATTTGAAATTGAGCATCTAGTTTCACTTCAAGCAGGCAATTTGCCCCTTGATGCCTCTAATAAAGCACATGCCATTGTTACTTTAAATTTCATCAAAATGTTTCCCAACTTAAAATAAGCTATGGAACTCATTGCCTTTATAGATTCACCTACTTGAGAAAATATCCTCAAACTAAAATGAGGATAACTCCGTGAGTGTTAAATCAATTTTCATTCAAACACACGCACCACATCAAAGCCGATTAGTACATGGTTTTGACTCCATGGTGAATAGTGGTGCTTGTTCAATTGGGTTTATTAAGGGTGATTACCGTCAAATTAATGCTTTAGTCACTGAAGATTACACGGAAAATGATTTCTGGCGTGTTGTAAATTTAAAAGGTAAAAAGGGTGGGATAGATGCGTTTGATTCTGTTGCGGTATTAGGCGCTATCGATGACCAGCATGCAGCTGATTTAGCTATACTGCAATTTGGCCGAATGTTTGATGCTAGTGTTACAGATGTTATTGAAACAAATCAATTTGGACTTAAGCGCCATTTATCATCACAACAATTTAATTTGACGGGTTCAAAACCGATTCAAAGATGGCAACTAGAACAATTACAAAATGTTGTAGCAGCTGAAAAACCTGAATGGGATGGAATCAATTTAATTTCTCATGAGGGTGATACTTCTAAGTTGTTATTAGATATGCAACGAAATGATGATCACAGCCAATTATTAAGTAAATTTGATGGGTTACCTACGCTTTTATCTAGTCTAGGCGTAGAAGAAGCTCATTATGACTCTATTATCGTTGATTACCAGCATTTAGAGCAGCTGTCTGCAATTTTGCATCACTCTATGGATCAGTTTTCAAAAACTGGCGTCAAAATCGTAAACGTTACGGAAAGTAAGCCCTTTAAGCATAAAAAAGTCCTTCAAATTGCTCTTACTTATGATTTTGATGACGGCCAAAACTTCACAATCCTTTTTCATAAGCCAGATCGATTATCAAAAAAAATTAGTCCAGCAGATTCATTAATTTCATGGAAGATTTTAATGAACAATCGGGATATTACGGCTGCAATTCAGCCTAATCAGGGAGAAGGAATATCAATTCCAGTTCTCGCTGGTCGAATTATGAAGTTGATTAACCAAAATAGTAATCGTTTTAAGCGGTTACAATCTAAAAAAGCAGAAAAGGCCAAGGCTTTAGCAGATGCTGAACTACGCCTCGAGCAAAAACAAAGTCAATTAAATTCTTTAAGTGCAGAAATTTCCAATTTATTAAATGAATTGGATCAGTTGCAAAATACATTGTTAACCAAGCAATCTGAAGAAAATGAAGTAATCATTAAAGAGAATAGTCTCGATAATGAGTTACCAGATAGTATTTCTGATGAAGAAGCCGAACGTTTAAAAGCCGACTTAAAGCGTTTAAATGCTGATCCTGAATGGGCAGGTGAAGATGGTTTACGTTACCAAGCATTCTTTGAACGTATCAATAAGGCTCTAGAGGGGGATTCTGATGCAGTAGTTTGGGCACGTGAATGGATTTCTGATCTAGATGACCAGGCTTTGGCTCAACAGCAAGCAGGATTAGAAGCAAAAAAACTTATTGATGCCGAAAATGAAGCTAAACAAAAAAGAGATGAAGAAGTATTAGCAGCACGTACAGCTGGTATAGCTGAAAACAAAATGATGCAAGCATGGTTAGACACTTTGGAAAATCCTGAAGATTCTAACAACATAGACTTTATGGCTTGGGTTTCAGATCGCCGTGGTGAATTCTTAAAAAACTGGAATGGGGCCGAAGGTTCACCAGAATATTTAACAGCATTTTATGAATATTCAAGAGCATGGGCAGATGAACATTTAGCGGATCGCCTCAGTAATAAAGAGCCAGCCCAAAATTCAGATAATGATGAATCTAAAGAACTCAATGCTCCGACAGAAGTTGAAGGTCTTCAGCCTAGTACGACAAATGATGAAGGTAATCAACTTTACCGTTCAGTAATTGAAGGGCAGGTTAAAGTTAATCTTGAGTTATTAGAGCAAATTCGAGATGAAGCAGAAAAAGACTTAAATGATCCACTTCTTATTCCAGCGGTGACAGAACTCTTGAATCAAGTGCAAAAAATGGAAGCGGAGAATATCTAATGACAACTTTAAATCTAATTTCTACTCAAGATATTGCTAAGAATCCATTAGTTGTAATTGATCAAATGATTAGTTTCTTTAAACCTAAACAGCCCTTTACTGGGCTTTTGAAGGGTAGAACTAATAATGTGAAAACAGCCAAAGGACAAAAGATTTCTACTGTATTCGCTTTAGTTGATATTGATCAAGTAATTGCATCTCATACAGCAACTGGTGCGGAAAACCCTAATTATCCGCAAGAATTGCAGCCACGAGATCGTAGTCGTGAATCCTCACAAGCATGGGTACAGAAAACTGCTAATGATTTAGACCCCGAAAGCCTAGGCCGCTCAGGTCGGGCAGACACGGGAGCACCGATAACTGGTGATGATTTAGTTGTAGAATCAGGAAATGGTCGAACAATGGCTATCAAGCTTGCCTATGAGCGCGGTACCGCAGATGAGTATAAACAATGGTTGATTGATGAAGCCGATTACTTTGGCTTTAGTAGTGAGCAGGTCCAAGCAATAGCTCAACCGATTTTGATACGTATTCGTACAACCGAGATTGATAGAGCTCAATTTGCAATAGATGCTAACCAAGATGATAAGTTGTCTTTTACAGCAACTGAACGTGCTAAAGCTGATGCTAAACGTTTAGATGAGAATTTACTGGCACTTTTTAATCCGAGTGAAGATGGCGATTTATTAGCAGTAAGTAATCAAAAGTTTATTCAAGGTTTTTTAAGTAAATTAGGTGATACAGAAGCTGCCCAGTACACAACGAAAGATAAAAAACCAACACAAGCACTGATAAACAGAATCAAGGCCGCAATTTTTAGTAAAGCGTACAATGATGATCGTTTGCTAGAAATGATGGCTGATCATACAAAACCAGATCTTCAAAATATGCTTAATGCGCTTGGTGTTGCTGCGCCTAAATTTATTGAAGCGCAAGCTATAAGTCGTGGAAATGTTCAAGATATATCAGATCAAATCGTTGATGGAATGGAGCAAGCCATTGATCAACGTGTTGCTAATGCAATTATTGATGCAGCAAATACAATTTTATCTGCAAAGCAAAATGATCAAGATATTGTTGAGTTTGTAAAGCAGCAAGGGCTTTTTGAGGATCTAGGAGAAGGTGTTGCTGAGCTCGCCGTATTTCTCGCCAAGAATAGCCGCAGTTCAAAAAAAATGAGTATGTTATTTAAAGCATTAGCTGAATTTGCAGAGAAACAGGCTTTAGATAGTAGTAATGTAGGCTTGTTTGGTGAACCTGAACCAGTAAGTGTAAAAGATGCTATCCAATATGCACAACAAGTGCTTGGTGATGATTTCATCAGTGTGCAAATGTACGATTCATTATTCTCTAATGCATGTAATTATTTAAAATTAATAGATTATGTATCTAAGGATCCTCTTTTTGTTATTAAATCATTGATTATAAACATTAAAAAATATAAGTTTTAATTTTTAACATTGGTATTAGAACATTTAATTAATCTATTGTTGACTAATAAATGTTCTAATATGTTTTTTGGGAATAATTTAGGAATAAAAAACTATAGAAAAGTAAAAAAATAGTGTATAAAGTTAAGTAAAATATTTTGGAGCCGCTTTATGGCTATAGCTGAAGAATTACATGTTAAAAGTTTAATCCAACCATATTCTAATTCTATTATTCAGGCTATTAAGGAGGCGTGGTCATTGTGGCTGCAAAGTCCTTTTTTTGGAAAATGGAGTTCACGCGGACGTGCCACATTCGTTTGGGAAACTGTAATTAATTTACTCAAAGAAAAATTTATGGGACGTAGTGACGTTTTTATTATAGATAAAGGTGTTACGGTACTTTTTGTAATTCAACAGCAAGTTGTTTTTCGTTTTAAATTGGCAGATAGGACTGGAAGAAGTAAAAACGTTCAAACAGATTCGGCTAAAAGCTTTCATGATCCTGAACTCAATTATAATTTATTAGCTGAAGCTGATATAGCTAGTAATATTCCACGTATTGAAGTTATCTATACTTTAAATAAGTCTGCTACTCAAATCGATAATATCAAAATGATTGCTAGAGATAAAAATTCCGTTGCTTGGAATGTAAGTTTAATTGATAGCCAAACATCATTCGTTGAATTTGACGAAAGCAAAGATACAAGTGACTTTGATACTGTTAAGGATAATCAAACAAAACGTCGTTTCAAAGGGAAATCCACTGGCGGTGGATTTAAAAAAGCAGAAGGTGAATCGTGAGTAATTTGACCTTTAATCCTGAGTTATTAAGGATAGTAAGGCAGTTTAGAGGGTTTGGACAAACAGCTCTTGCTAAAATGGCTTCTTTGTCTCAGGGAACTCTGTCAAAAATTGAAGCAGGATTGTTAGAGCCTAATGAGGAAATGGTTTCAAATCTTGCCAAAGTTTTAAACTTTCCCGTTTCAATATTTTATGAGACCTATAAGCCATTTGGTTTACCGTTAAGTGTTCATCCCATGTACAGGAAGAACTCTTCAATCGGTAAAAGGGCTATTGAACAACTTGAAGCTGAACTTAATATTCGATTATTTAACTCTATGAAGTTAGTTAAAGCTATTGAGTTTGAGGAGGATTTACCACTTCCTTTTTTAAGTTTAGATATATATGAAACTCCTGAAAAAGTTGCTGAATTGCTCAGAAGAACTTGGTTAATTCCTAATGGCCCATTAAAGAATTTAACCGATTATGTTGAGAGGGCAGGGTGTCTCGTATTTCATTGCGATTTCTCTCAAGAAGGTGTGTCTGGTGTAACAATAAAAGTACCTGGTTTAAACCCTTGTATTTTTATTGATAAAAATATGCCCTCAGATAGACAACGTTTCACACTGGCGCATGAGTTAGGTCATGCAATTATGCATAAACTCCCTTCAGAAAATATGGAGGATGAGGCTAACCGTTTTGCAAGTGCTCTTTTGATGCCTTCAAAAGATATTAGACCATATCTTACTGGGAAAATTACTTTAGAAAAGCTCGCTACCTTAAAGTTGGTTTGGAAAGTTTCTATGAATGCTCTTCTTAAAACAGCAGAACGAGAAGGCTTATTAACACCATCCCAGAAAAAGTATCTATGGATACAAATGACTAAGAATGGTTATAGGACTAAGGAACCTGTAGAGTTGGATTTTCCTAAAGAAAAGGCTGTAACTATAGATCAAATTTTTGAATACTATAGAGAAGACTTAGGTTACTCAATTGATGAGTTATCTAATTTATTGCAAACACCAAAAGAAGACATTGATTCACTCTACTCATTAAATATAGTTAAGAAAAAACCAAATATACGAATTTTAGAATAAGATAGGCCCTCCATTAGGAGGGTTTCCTTTTTTAATAAAAAAACTTTTCTTTTTAAAAAAAATAGTCATAATAAATCTATGCTTCCACACTAAGCTTGTCACTCCAACCGTATTACGGAGCGAACATTCCTTAAGTAATGATGTGTACGTATATATGATTTACAACATTAGTGTAGATCTAGATTTTTGGAGTGGTCTAATTTTTATCTACACAGATGGATCGTATAATCATGTCTGATAAGAACTTCGTATTTCCTTCAGGATTGACCAGTCAACGTGCTAGAGCTTTAGCTAAAGAAGCAAAAAAACTAAATGGTACGCAACTTTCATGTGAGCTGGATTTAATATCTAAAAAAGAATGTCAACTCCCATGGCATAAAGCAGTTGCTAAGTTTACTAATGAAGATATCTCAATTCTACATTTTAAAGTAGAAGATATTTTGAAAAAAAACCCATTATTGGGTTATGGTGGATTCTATTCTCCATTAATATTTTCAGATCGTTATTATCAACGTCAATATAGAATGTCTAAAATAGAGTATGAACAGCATTTTATTGAAGGCCGAATTTTAAGTACAGACTGGTTAAAACAAATAGAATATGCTCAGCAGTTTATGTCATATTTTGGAAAAAATAAGAATATAAATAATAATATGTTAGGTTCTTATGGGTTAAAACATATGTGTGAGGATTACTATGGAGAAATATGTGGTCAGCATACTTATATATCTAATGGTGCATTAATCATAGGTGCTATTTTAAATAATTTCAATTTTGAGCAATATAGTGAATATCATATTAACTGTAGTTTTAATATTAGTAAAAAAAGTGAATTTTACCAATGGTATAAAATGTGGAAATATGGCTACAGGCCAAGTCAGTATCTAAAGTTTAAGATATTGGACCAAAAATATAGATCTAATAGCTAAAGCTTTAGTTAAAAAGTAAGCGTCCGCTGAATCCCATACCTATTTTTTAATTCGATTTAGGTTTCCAGCAGTGCGGCAGCAA